AAATAAGATGAAACAGTCGAAGAAGCAAGTAGAGGTAGCAAAATACTCAGATGATGAAGACGATCAGCCAAGGAAACCACAACGAGACAAAGTTTCTGCAGTACAAAGTTCATCGAAATCTAGACCGTCTGCGAATGGAAGCAAACCCACCCTTGAGAAATCGACGGCAGAAAAGAAATCGCCATCTAAGCCTGCCATACAACAAAAACCCAAAAAGAAAACTCACGATAGTGATTCTGATGAACTAACTTCTTCTGAAGATGAATCCCCAAGAAAACATCCGAGCAAATCAAATACATCTAGCAAATCATCTGGTTCAAAATCATCGAGTAAACAAACTAATGCTAAACCCCAAAAGAAAGAAGTAGCTAAGAAAGCACCCGAAAAGAGACAAGAGCCGACAAAACAAGAATCGAAGAAAAAAGAAGTAACTCCTGATAATTCAGACGATGACGACCCCGATGCTCCAGTGACAAAAGAATGGCTCGAGAGGGCACTAATAAAAAGAGTCAAAGAGTTTTCTGATTTTGTTAAGTCCATAACTCTTGATTTAGAGGAACAGGAAGAAGAATTTTTCAAAGAGCTCGCAGCTAAGAATGAAGCATTGCCTGAGTCTTTGTGGGCAAACGCATCATTCAAAATTGATCTCACAAAGGGTTTGTTATTGACTATGTTCAAACCGGAAAGACTAATGAAATATTATGTTGTATATTTGCTGGGAATGAAAAAGTGGATCGTTAAACGTAAGGATACATTTTTCCTAAAAGCCGATCTCTTTCCCGGGGCAAAAGCAGAATATATTGTGTTTTTCAGAAATCTATGGGCTATTGACGGTACGATGTCAGAAGACGAGAAAAGAAAAGCTTGGGAATACCTAGATACTTTTGTTGCTATCGTAGAAGACTGGAAGGAATTAACAGGATGGGAACCAACTCCGGACGAAAGACTTCTTTTGCCAGAGAAAGACTTCGATCAGGCAGCAAAAGAACTCGGTATAGATTCAGACGAAGACTCGCGTTAATAATAACATTCTCCACCCATACAATAATAATAACATTCTCCACCCATACAATAATAATAACATTCTCCACCCATACAATAATAATAACATTCTCCACCCATACAATAATAACATTCTCCACCCATACAATAATAACATTCTCCACCCATACAATAATAATAACATTCTCCACCCATACAATAATAACATTCTCCATCCACAAAAATAACAATAATAACACCATATTGATGTTACTAAAATTTATTTAAAATATAGTCTTAATTGTTTTTTGCGTGAATTCGGACGAAGACTCGCGTTAGTAATGGCATTCTCCATCCACGCAAAAATAATAATATCGTGTTGATGTTACCAAAATTTATTTGAAGTGTCAGAAAGTTTGTGATATAAAATTTATATCACAATAAAAGGAAAAACTAGAACCAAAAACAGAGCTAAAAATGGGCAAAAGGAAAGAAAACGACGCTACAACCATAATTGTAGTAATTGTTATAATTCTTATAATCATCTATATTATCCTGAAGAGGAGGCGAAATCGCCATGAATATTTGGAAGAGGGAGAATCATCCAGTGCTAATCGTAACGATTCGTATAGTCGAATTGAATATAGTGGATCTGAAGACAACAGACCCAGACATAAGCAAATTAGGGATAACAGGAGGAGAGACCGTTCCCCTCCCAGAAGAAATAGTTATGATAGTAACTCTATAGATTCGTGGTCTGATAACAATAATTGTTTTCCTGTATGCAAGATTGGACCTCGGGGTCCGACAGGCGCAACTGGACCGGAAGGGCCTCAGGGCATTCCAGGTCAAAACGGACAAAATGGCTCTCAAGGACTGCAAGGACCACCAGGTCAAAATGGCTCTCAAGGATTGCAAGGTCCTCCAGGTCCACCAGGGCAAAATGGACAAACTGGTCCAAGAGGCCCAACCGGAAATTGCACGTGTTCTTGTAATTGTACCTTAAATACGTTTAATTTTGTTGTCAATCCTGGAGTTGCTTATACTATGCTTCCAACGTCATATGTATTTTCTCTTCCCGGCGTAGCAAGTGCTACTGTGTATGGATTTAACAATGCTGGAGTTCCAACAAATCTGGCATCTAGAGGTACCCAAGGAGAGGGAGAAGAAGGACTAGGCATGTGGGATGATCAATTTAGTAATTCTATTCCTAACAACAGTATTCACGAACTCGATAATGGACATTTCATTCAAATAGACGCTACCGATCTCGCAAAATATCATGGCACAAATTGTGCTGATCCAACCATTACAGTCGGATCTATCCAACAAGGAGAGGGATTCAAAGTCATGGGATCTAATGTCTTAGGAAATCCAGGAACACAACTATATAGTTTTATCGGTACTAGCACTTCCGAAGTCGATGTAACCGTGTCTCTATTTAATCCTGCTGCTATTTCTAATCCCACTCTCTACAAATATATTTCTATTGGTGCAGTTGCTGGAGATGTTGTCGTTAGTGATATTGGAGTTACGGTATGCCAATATCCCCAAGGCGGCGATTAGATATAAAATAAACGCGTCCCGCCAATAAACACTCCTAGAATGGATTCTCTAATTGTATTTTTAATAGCCAAAACAGCTATTAAACATTGATGATATATGTTTATTGGGGAGGTCTTACCACAAAAGGGGTTGGAGTTCCCAAAATGGAAGTTATGGCAAAAGTCCAACTAACGGACACAGGATCTTGTTCTAGTGAATCAACATAAACTCCGTTGCCGATTGTTTCTATTGACATATCCCATGGGTTTTCTGTAGCTAATGGCGTTTTTGTGAAATTAACTATCACAACCCCGTTCCCAGTGTTATATGCAGTTATGATAATTTTCCATGACATAATAGTACCCGGATTTAGAGTGTCTGTAGATAAAAGATTAGCTTCTATCAAATATGCATTGTTACTCGTCGGAAGATCTACCAATAAAAATCTATATGAGTTTTCGTTGGTTGTTGTGGCTGTTGATGACGCAGTAACAGTATTAGATACTAGGTTTCCAACATATTGTTTACTTGCTAAATTATTGGGTATTTCTTGACTAGCAATCAAAGAGAGAGCTGATTTGACGTGATTTCTAAAGTCCGGATCAATAACTGTAGACTGCATTTCTCCGGCAATCCCTTTTATTATATTTATTTTTAGTGCAATTCTCCATTTCCAAAATATCGTAAGTTACTTTTTGGCTGTTCTTACGATACTTAGGCTGCTCCCATTTTATTGTTGAATTTTATTTTACTTCTTCTTTTCTTTCTACCATCTCTAATTGATCATATGTTACTGTATCTCTAGCTGCTCTTTCTCTAGCCTCTCTACAAGCAGCCCTGCAAGCAACAGATATGCACCCATAAATTTTCCAAAATATGTAACCAATTGCACAAGCATAAGCTGATGCTAAGGCAAGAGTAATAAATCCCATAAAAGACAACAGGAAAAACTTTCCTGCAGGATCAACGTGTTGTTCAATGAAAAATGAATCTCCATGAGTTACATATCTATTAACTAACCAACCAGTTCCGGCCGATAAAAATAGCAAGCATGCCAATAAAAATGCTATTATTAATGCAATTAATAATCCCCACAATGTATTCTCTAGACATTTGTTTCTAAGCGAACAAAATTCTCGGCAGACTGATCCCATCTCGACTTTTTATGTTGAGAGTTTTAGATATAAACTTTTATCTTTAAATATGATAGCCCATAATAATTTTACTGTTTAACTCTGCCAGATACTCCACCGCTAGAAACATTACTCACGGTTCCTCTCGTAGTTGTTGTAGTTGTGTGACTTCCAGATGATACTAATCCATCTGATCTTACGCCCCCATTGCTTGTTTGAGTACTGACTCTTGTAGCTGTTGGTCTTGGAGGAAGTGCTGGTGACATCGGTCTATTACTCATATGACTACCAGATGGTCTTTCTGGGATTGGCGGCGGTGATGGTTTGGCATTTAAATGTTGATTAACCTCAGCTACAGATTTGGTTTTTAATAACTCGTTTATATGTGAGACTTTAGCAGCCGTAGCAGCGCGATTTGCATGTAATTTAGCTTGAACCGCTCCTTTTGTTGATGCAGCTTCAGCATTTTGCTGTTTCAATGTTTTACCAGCAGGACGCTTACTGCTGACCCGTCTGCTAGGAGATGATTTGATGGCTTTAATTTTTGGCGGCTTGACGGCTTTTGTTTTTGGAGTTTTGGGTTTTGAGGTTTTGAACTTTGGGGTTTTACCGTATTCCCCTGTTTCCATATCTTCAGAATCACCGTCAGAGTCGTCAGAGGACTCGTCGTCAGAAATGTTCCCATATTCTATTTCTATGGCATCTATAAATCTGAGGATTTTGCTCTCTTCCATAGAAATGTTTCCATTCAGTGGACGATCATATCCTGTAATTAGTCGCATAGCTTTGTTCAAAATATAAGCAGCGCTCATTCCCTTAATTATATGTGAGTCAAAACTGGGTTTTTGAGGATGTTCACTTAACATTCTATATGTATAGTCAGGGTATATATTGTTGAATGCTTCGCTAAGATACTTATTTATCGAACTGTCAATATTTATATTTATATAATTACTATTTAATGTCGATCCAAAGTTTATAGGTTCAAATCTTATGACTTCCTTTGTAAATGTATCTATGTAAATGAGATTTGAATGTATATCGCCAAAAATATGAATCAAAGTGTTGATTAGTCTATAGCGCGTGGGATTGCCATTAGAATTCATTGCATCATTTGTAACCAATAATTCAGCAATCAAGAAATCGCATTTGATATTTTCACCATCGATATAAACAAAAATAGGCACATCGATTGTCCCGGCATAAGGAGCTAGAACAGTCCAAAAGTACTCTTCATCAAAAGTGTATTGAGCCGGTTTTGTCAACTGGTGTCTAGAATACTTAGGGAAAAACGACAGAAGCTGAGCCTCTGACATCTGGCTAGAGGAATAATTGAGAAATAACCAAAAAGGAAAAATTATCCACTTTTTTATGACAAAAAAATTATGAGCCAGAAAAACGATTTGATAATCAGTTCAATTATCAAATGAAAAGCCGCAAAACTCGTCGGTATTATTTTTCACAAGTCCGGTTCTTATTTGTTCAGCGCGTTCTGAATCCTTACAAACATGGAGCAGTGTCTAATAATTCCTTATGAGTGGCAAGGCATGGATTTTACTCCAAGGTGGGAGGACGAAGAGACTGGGCAAACCCAGTGGGGAAGCAAGAAGTATAGAACATTTATCTGGGGACATGACCAATTCAATGAAGAAGTTTGTTGGATCATAGAGGATTTTCTACCTCATTTATACGTAAGAGTAGAAGATAATATAGAGAATGAAGATCAATTTGCTCCCATGATTTTAACCGCTTTAAATGATAACCTCAAACAATATGTCAAAGAACAGTCTGCAAAGAAATCTTATCTCAAAGGATTATTAAGAATGGATAGAATTATTGTTGGTTATATTCCAGATGAGAGAAGACCCATGTTTTATTGGAACACTAAGAAGCATCGAGTTTATAAGGTATTCTTTTCGTTGGAAGTTTGCATGACATTATGTTATGAATATTTAGATCACCATAAGATAACCTTGGCTAACGGATTAAAGATAAATGCAAAAGCTTATAATAATGGACAATCTGACAGAATACCAATTGTAGAAAAGCTAATGGTAGAGAGAGGAGTAGAGAGATGTTCTTGGATGTTTGCATCGGCGCAATTGAAAGATGGAGAAGGACTAACCACCTTAGCCAAGGAATATTATGTCAGCTATCAACAATTGCAGTTATTACCGGCTCAATATGCGAAAGTATTGGGATTTCCTAAACCCAAGACAATATCTTTCGATGGTGAAATGTTCTCTGCAGTGTTCACGCGATTCCCAAAAGCATCTAGATTAACAGACGAAGTCTATGCATTCGGATTTAGGTATAGATCGTATTCTAGCTTGACATGCAAAACCCCGATGGTTACCAATTATATCTTTATCATCTGGGATTCAGCAAAATATGGACCATTAAAAGATTACAGCAAAGAATATGGTCCTAGTGTTTATATTTATTGTAGAAATGAAGAAGAACTATTGATGCAATTGTTTGTTGTATTAGTCAGATTAGATCCTACATTTCTTATTAGTTACAATGGACTCGGTTTCGATTGGGATTATATCGAGCAGAGATGTGATATTTTTGGAATTAAGCCTCCTAATTTGTCTCGACTGAGAAGTTGGGGTAAAACTCAGTTTAATAGAAAGAGTTGGAAACGCTTTTCGTCAACATGGCCTCAATATCCGAGCAGAATCGATGTCGATATGTTGTATCTCATAAGACTTCAGTTCAAATACAATAGTTATAAGTTGAAGGATGTTGGTCATGCTCTGTTGGGACATTCTAAGGTAGAGTTGCCATACAAAACTCAGTTTAGATTTTATGCAACAAAAGATATAGATGGGATGAATCAGATTCTAGATTATTTGCATACCGATATTTTACTTCCTGAGGAATTGTATGACAAGTTAGCCATGCCTATTTATCTTCACACCAACGCATCAGTCATGAGAGTCAATCCATTGCAATTATATACTGAGGGACAATCTATTAGATGTATTTGTCAGTTGTATCATGATGTAGTTATGGAAGGGATGTATATCGACTCGAGAGAGATTTGGAAAGCTGGAAAATACATTGGAGGTTTAGTATTCGATCAGATTCCAGGTATCTACAAGAATGTTATCACATTTGACTTTAATAGTTTGTATCCATCAAGAATTCAAGCAGATAATATTTGTTACACAACTCTCATACATGAGGAAGAAGAGGCAAAGAAACCAGAAGCGGAGAGAATCAAAGATGAGGACTGTCACATCTGCGAGGGGAAGGTTCCTATTGTCGACAAGAAAACCAAAGAGGTGGTTAGCGAAGATTTTTACAGATTTAGATATATTAAGAAGACCAGATTTGTCGGCTTGTTGCCTAAGATTGTCATCAGATTGAACAAACTCAGATCTGAATATAAGAAACACATGGAAGAAGCATATGGCAAAGCTAAGGCATTCAAAGCTGAACTAGAAGCTCTGAAGAAGACTCAAACTGACAATGAAACCGCAGAAGCAACCGAGATAACCAAAGCAGCAAAGAAAGCCAAGATAGTAGAATTAATGGAACTGATAAAGCATTGGCAGAGTGAAGGGGATATCTGGAATGTCAAGCAAATGGCAGTCAAAGTATCTGCAAATTCCATGTACGGCTTCATGGGTATGAAAACTGGAAAATTCTCATTTATCGAAGGAGGAATGTCTACAACTCTCATGGCTCGCGGTTCTATCAGAATGGCTCTTGATATAATTGTCACTGATTTCGGTGCCCTTTTAATATACGGAGATAGTGTGACCGGAAGAACTCCTTTGTTATTGAGATTAAATCAAATGTTTGTCATCATTCTTACGATAGAAGAATTATTCAGTAAATACGGAGAACTTCTCAAGGGACATGCCGATAAAGAATATAAAATAATAGATCACGAACAGGGATTATGGGAAGTCTGGACAGAAAAAGGATGGACAAAGATTCAAAATGTAATGCGTCACAAAACAACTAAGAAAATCTTTGGAGTCTCTACGAGTACCGGATATGTTGAAGTAACAGAAGATCATTCATTATTGAATGAAAGATCAGAAGAAGTAACACCGAAAGAAGTAAAGTTAGGAGATAAGTTACTACATAGTTATCCCACTTTTAATAAAGAATCAGTAGATCTAGATGAAGAAACATCCTTTGATTTCGGAACCCAATTCGATGCGGCAAGTTATCTTATTATCTTGAAACTTCAGGGGTTTAACGTCATTGTCGAAAAGAAGAATGATAGATTCAGACTGACTGCCACCAAGAATTCTCAAAGGCTGGAGGCGAATATAGTCAAGAAAATAGAACTACTAGACAAAGAAACAGAAGAAATATATGTTTACGATCTCACGACGGACAATCATCACTTTCAAGCAGGAATAGGAGATATTATTGTTCATAACACGGACTCTCTATTCGTCAAGTTCCCAGATGGTATGATAACTCCAGAGAACTATAAAACCAAAACGAAGGAGATTTCTAAACACATTAGTGATAAATTTCCAGATGAAGTTAATATTGTCTTCGAGAACTTCTTTCCTGAGTTCTTTACAGTTACAAAGAAAAGATACGCCGGAATTAAGATAGATCCTGATCACCCAGCTATTTTGGCATCGGAAGAAGAAATATTTGCCAAGAAATTGTTGTACATGAAGGGATTGATTACGGTACGAGGAAATTCTTGCGGTATCGTGTATGAAAATTTTGATCCTATTTTGGTTAAGATGTTACGACGAGTTCCTGCGACTGTATTATTTGACTATATTCATTACGTCGTTTTGAAGATTATGAGAAGAGATTATATCTTAGAGGATTATATATTTAGGCAGAAACTGGGCCAAGGTTATAAGAACGCTAGTTATGATATGGCTATCTTTTCTGATAGATTGAAACAAGCGGGAAGAACACATAAGCCAGGTGAAGAGTTAGAATTCGTATATGTCAAGACTGCCGGCGATTGTTTGGTTGGTTATAAGATGCAAGCCCCAGATTTGTTCTTGGAACTAGAAAATGTATTAGATACTATGTATTATATCACAAACAAAATAGCTAAACCCATTGAACAATTGTTGACATGTATTTACGATGATACAATATTGAAATCTTATGAGAAGAAGATAATTAGACCAAGGAAACCAACATCTGTTCAGAAAGTAACAGCTCATTGGCATTTAGAGATGTACATTAGATCTTACATAGCAAAAATACATCAAGACTGGGAAATGGTACAAAACTCCATAAAATGTTTGAGATTGATAGCAGAAAGAGATGGAAGAATAGGATATGTATTAGATGACAATACAACTATTATGGCAATGAAAATGAGATATGGAAAAGATTGGCTACCAAAATCAGATGAAGAGAAATGCAAAATAGTAATGAAGAAAGAGCCATTCCACAAGCACAAAATTTGGGATTTCAAGTCTGAAGAAAGATAATTAAATTCAAACAATATATAATTAGAATATAATACTATTTTGTATTATATCTGATGAAGAGAAATGCAAAATAGTAATGAAGAAAGAGCCATTCCACAAGCACAAAGTTTGGGATTTCAAGCCTGAAGAAAGATAATTAAATTCAAACAATATATAATTAGAATATAATACTAAATTGTATTATATCAGATGAAGATAATTAATTTGCGAGAAAATATAATTAGACTATTCTAATTATATGTTGACTTTGTAAATTGGTAGTTTTACCATCCTGAGCCTATGACTGCGGTATAACTTGCACCACAGGCAACCATGGTAACATTACTTAAATCTGAAACTAGCGTAGGCGTCGGTCTATTTACACCACTTCCAAATCCCAATTCACCACTGAGCCCACTTCCAAAAGTATATAATTTATCATTCGATACGACTGCGGTATGTGCTTCTCCACATGAAACTTGAGTCGCGTTTGTTAAATTAGAAACTAAGGACGGTATAGATCTTGGTATATATGCTGGATCATAACCGCCACCTATTTCTAAAGTTCCGTGACCTAACTGTCCATATCCATTACCACCAAACGTATATAATTTACCTTCATCCGAAACGGCCGCTGTGAAGTTTTGACCACAGGCTACAGACGTAATTTTGTAATCTATTTTATCATTCAATTTTGGAACTAAGGTAAATGTTCGTTGATTGTCAAAATCTCCCAAGCCCAATTTTCCTTGTTCACCGTTACCAACTGCATATAGTTTACCATTTGACACCGCCATAGTATGTACATATCCGCATGCGACATGAGTGACCTTTTCCAAACTAGAAATTAAGGTAGGTCTTGGTACAGCGTGACCAAATCGATCACTTATACCCAATTGTCCATATTCATTTCTACCAAACATGTATAAATTACCACCGGCTATAACTGCGCTATGTTTTTGCCCGCAGGTTATGAAAGTAATGGTTCCAGGATTTGGAATTAGTCTGAAATCTATATCTTGAAAATACGGAATTAGAGTAGGTGATGTTAGAGGTAAATTACTGATAGGATCTATTCCTAATTGTCCACTCATATTATCGCCAAAAGCATATAATAAACCGCCAGCCAAAGCTAATGTATGGTTTGCTCCACAAGCGACCTTGGTAACATTATTTAAATTAGGAACTAAAGTTGGTGTTAATACTGGAATAGCGCTTGAGGTACCCAAACCTAATTTTCCACGCAGATTACTTCCACATGTATATAATTTACCGGCAGAAATAAATGCAGTATGATTATTACCACAAGCAACAAATGTGACACTATTTATATTAGGAACTAAAGTAGGAAAGGGATGACGATCATCATCGCCTAGACATAATTGTCCGTCAACGTTTGTACCAAAAGTGTACAATTTACCTAGCAACAATCTATATGTCTCCTTGAAAGTCTCTCCAGTTTTAGTCTCTTGTTTTGGAAAATCTGCTCTTAATTTTTCATTCCAGAATGCATCATTACTACATATGGCAGCGTTGAATTGTTTACTCGCTCTACATAAATGAGTAATATCTCTTACTGGCAATCCTACAGCTATTTTTCTCAACACATCTGTAGGTAAGTTTTCATACTGAGCTAATCTCCTATTCGATATAGGCTTTTCCATGATTTGATTTCCCATGTCTTGTGGTATGACGTAATCTCTCAATTTATTTAGTTGGGCGTCATCCACATACATAACCGCGTCGAGTATCAATATGGTCAGTTTATCCCAACTATAGGTTGCTATTTCTTTCTTTAGTATTATTCTAGGCGTTATTTTCTGTATCAATTCAGAGTAAATATTTCTGCCATTAAATGCTACATAAGTGACAGCACTGCCGGACTGGGGAGCTTTCGCCGATATGTGATTAGCAAGAATATCAAGACCTGCATCTAAATTAGATATTTGTTCTACCGTCTTGCCTGTTGCGCGACTTAATCTGTTTAATGCCGCATCGATGGGAGCTATAATAACCTTGAGCATACTTTTTTCATCTTTGCTGTCAATATCGTCATAAAAATATTTCAGATAATTATGGAGGAATAGAGAGGCATTATTAGCCAACAGAAATTGCTCAACCTCAAACGATCTTTTCGCCTTAGGATTCATCCGCGCGTTTTCTTTGTCTCTTTTATATTACATATGGTTTTTTAACACATATTTTGTGTTAAAATTGTTTCGGGCTATCTATTTTGGTTGACTCTTACTTCTCGTAGACGAAATTGGAATCCTTGAGGCAAGGAAGCATGGTAGTAGTTCTGGGCAAGTCATTTCCCCCGGTATTGATCGATGACTTTGCAGTGAAAAGTGTCAGACGACCCATGGATTTGTCCTCGAAGTGATACGTCTTCGATGTTGGTGTTTGGGCGATAGAAACGATCTTTTGATCCTTCATTTTGTTGAAGGCCCCTACCGTAGGCTTTTGTGGGTTATTTTCTGCTAGAACAATTCCGGATCTCTCAAGGTCTGTCCAAGAATTGTAAGACCTTACGTGGACAGAACTCCAATCCAAATCCTTCAAGTACGCCTGAGATTGCGGAACATTTCCTTCGACCAAAACGGCCATAACGACGGGGTTGATAGATCCTGTATCAAGAAGAGCCGTAAAGACGGAGTAGGCCGTCCCTTGACCATTGTTGTCTGTCCCGGAAACGATATTTGAATTTTTTGTTTTTGAAAGAAAAACATCCCTATATCTTTCCGCAATTGCTTCGACAGGCGATGCCATTTTGATTTTTAGTTTCAGACATAAAAATATATTTCTTTTTTCATGGCGCAAGATTTCCGAAAACAGTTTTTGGAGACAAGAACCCAACTAGATCTTGTAAATATAATCGTTAGCCAAAATAACAGCAAACAATATGGATTGGAAGAACTCTCCGGCTATGGTGTAACACGAAGCTCTCCACCTGCTACCCTCATCAATTTTATTCTTACAGCACCTGGATTAGATTCATACGCAAACGATTATAACGATTATGTTGGAGCCATTATGCTATCGAAAGATATTAATTTTCTGAGAAATCGTCTCGGACTCATGGGTCAAGAATATCTAATAGCCATCATACTGAATCCAAGCAACGCCGGATTTTTTCCAGGAGTTAGAGCTCAAGCTTTGCAAATGGCCAACAGAGAACAGTTAACAGAAATGATTCTGAAAGTACCAGGAGTTTTTATAGACAACAATATGATTGCTGATTATCGTCATCTCTATCAAGGCCAAGCTTTCGATCGCTTGTATGCCGTGAGAGCTTCAGATCCAAATTATAACACAGGCAGATGGGTACCAAAACCTTACCAAGTAGATCATATAAATAGACTTTACTCTGGGCTTATGGATCCAAATACTCCGAGATGCGTCATGGACGCATCACCCACAGGCAAAGGTAAAACAATCGTCACTGTATTAAATTTGATCGCTCTGAAAGTGAAATACGTACTTGTGTTCTGTCCTAAGAGAGTTATGCCTAAATGGGACGATGCTCTGAGATCTTTGGGACTCTTCGAATTTAGACTTTGCAATTATTCCGGTATCTTAGGTAACACTAGAAGCAGAGAGACCAAGAGATGGGCCAGATATAGACCAGATCCGGTCGGTTATCCAGATGATATTAGAGATATGAATTGGCTTCAGATAGTAAATACGTACGAACACGGCAAATATGAGCAGAAATTCGACTGGAGTTTTCTTCCCGACGAAGAAGCAGGAACTGGTCTTGGAGGCTGTGCTGTTATTTGGGATGAAGCTCAGAACGTTAAAGGTAAGAAGAGCAAAGTCGGAGTAGCCTTTGAGCAGTTCATAGATTACATTAAGAAAGAGAAGAGAAAGTTTATTAGAAGCTTCTTGCTAACAGGAACTGCCATGGAAAAGATAGAAGATCTGCCATATATGCTTTATGCTTTGGGATATATAGCCCTGAGAACGCCGTCCATGCAAACTAAATTCATACGCGACGATCTTTTGCCGAACTTTCAAGCATATCTCGGTAGTGCATACAAAGACGAATACCAACAACTTGTGCCCAACGCTAAACTCATTCTTTTCATACGACATGTAGCCGGCAGACAAAATAGATTTAGTCAAATCCCAGATTCTATTTCTTTCTTGTTGGCGAAGTTGGGATTCATCAAAACAGCGCAAGTCGAGGAGACAAACGCGTATACCAAAAGCGTGATCGTTCCTAACTTCAAAGCCATGATGGGTAATGATTGGACAGCAGAACAAGAGTCACTCAAAGACAAAGAAAAACTGTTGGCTTATCTGAGACATATAGCAAAGGACCCCAAATATCCCGGAAAAGAGATTCTGGCCATAATTGATTATATCTTCGAGAATCCCATTATATTTCAAGGTATCAAGATCGAACCCGCCGATATGGAATTGTTCGTAGCCATCAATAGAGAACTAGAAGAAGTCTTGATGGATATGATAGAACACCAAAATCAGAAAGGCATGCTCGGTCGAGTTCAAAAGACTATGTCTCAGCTAGAGACTCTCAAACTAACACCATTTACTAGATTCGGAAGAAAAGTCTTAGAGACTCCTTTGCCTGGAGGATCCAAAGGATCACTAGTCATTTCTGTTCTCAGAAATCAATCTGCAAGATATTTTGCCTGGAGATTCGAAGCTATCATGACCGTAGATCATATTAAATCTCTAAATCTAACTTTAGATCAATTGAACACTATGAAGACAGATCTTATACAAGCAATTCTAAGTGAGTACGCGAGTTACAACCAAACTGAACAATACGCAAGACAAGCCAACGCCAAACTCCAAATTAAGTCTACGTTCAACCAAGAAGAGTATCAAACTTTGATGAACATGTCATTCGAAGATCTCTGGTTTGAATTTACTAAGTGGCATAAGTATCTAGATATAAAGAAATTCGAGTATGTGTGTATCTTTGTAGGCGATTTCGGAAGTCCTAACCCGAGCAATTTCGATCTGCAATCATCAGACGAAGAGGATTGGGTAAAGGAAAGCGCGAAGATGAAAGATGAGACAGGATTGGATATGTTAGATTTGTTTCAGAAGAACAAGCGCCGAGTTTTCATTACAAATATGCAAATCGCAAGAGAAGGAATCGATCTACACGATATAAGTATAGGAGGTATGAACCCTAGAGGAGTTATTGTATCTCCTGGTATTATTGCTAGATACTTTTTACAGATGATTGGTCGATTCGTAAGAGAGGGACAAACATCTAACTCGTTGAGAATTGCTGGTTTTATAGAAAGTATTCCTGGTGTAGTTTCATGGGAAAAGAAATTCATGGAGAGGCTTAGCGAAAAGGTCAAATACATTCAAGCTTTACATGAAGGGGAAGTTTCTCTTGATATCCTAGAAAATATTGATGTTAGTGGAGAAACTATCCTTAGAGAGGTGCTGAACGAAATGAAACGAGAGAGAACATACGCTCAAACATCTAACTTAACTGGCGTTGAACAGCCTATTTTCGAAGAGCAAGCAAATCAACTGTCTGGTCCTGTAGAAGGATTTCTACAGAGAACGTTTGCCAAGAAGCCCCATCAAATGGTACAGCAACCAACACATCCATCTCAATTTAATGCCACTTTCATACAGCCAGAACAAGTACCGACATTCGAACCGAGTTCTAATCCCGCCCAACCAAACCATCCGGGTCAAATAAATCAAATGAATGCGGTCACTACTGTTCAGAACAAACTAATAATCAGAACAAATGACAAATTCCTTATATTCGACGTGACACAGCTGGTAGACAATGGTGGTTTTCATGATTTGTTTTTCGACTTAGTTTCAGCAATTACAAACACTTTAAGTGCAAATAAAATCGATAAGAGGTATTATGCTGAATTGAATCTATCCGGAGCAAAAGGAGTTATAGTATATCGTGCAGGTATTGAGTTGATTGGTTTAGACATGGAACAACTAATTAAAAGTGTCGTGGCTAGTTTCGAGTGGGAAAAGAGGCTTCAAGGTAGTTTACAAATAGAAAGACAAGAACATAAGCCCGGCGAGTTAGATAATTTGGGATTTAACCCTACGCTGAAAATACCAGTCATGAATGTCGTATTTGAAAGTGCTACCTCTATATTAGTAACTCCAAAATACCCCGTATCAACTCTATTTCCATTGGCTTTATTGGGATCATCTCTTCAAGGATCAAGCGTTGATAACTTAACAATCCGTTTGGCTGGCACAACTCCGAGAATAATTTTATCGTATTATGCAGTCAAAGCTATAGCTGTATTGCAATACCCAGAAATATACGAAAGGTTTTTGCCTATTGATAACAATGGAGTTCTACCTACATTAGACAAAAGATTCAGAATAGCAACATACACTAGAGACGGGGCTTATTTTATCTTTTCAGACAGAGAAATGGTAAGTAATTTGCCTATCGTTTTAGGCGTAGTACAATCAGCTGTTACTGATCTGGCAGAAAATAGAGTCTTCGAGAACTATACTGTAGAAGAGAATGACATGGCAAGCGTAACAGTAGCTCCAAAATATCAAGCCATGATAACCAAACTATTGGGCAGAGAGCCGGAGAAGAGAGAATAAAAAAGCCGAATAAACATCAGGCCAACCAAAAAAAACATCAGGCCAACCAAAAAACAAGTAAAAAAAACAAATAACGGTAAAAAACGAATATCTAATAATAGATATTCGTAATTAAAAACTCAAATCGATTCGACCGGAAAACATGGGAAATTCGATGGAGAAGACACAAGAAAAGATTGAGAATATTTTGGTGAAGATTAGTGCAGCTCATAACTGGATCAACTATGGACCCGAAATCAAGACAAGTTTTATAACCTTCAGAACTAAGTGTTCCCAGAAGCAAGCGTATTCAGATTTGAAACAAGAGTTGTTGGTAATCATAGATACCCTCAATGCAACTAATCCATTTAAATCAACTATGGATGCTAACCTTACCAACGGTGGGGAATTATACAAGACTTTCATTAAGGATTTCATTGATCTTCATGGACTACTAGTTCGTCTCGAAATTCTTCAAGCCAATAACCAGGCCAAAGCACTCAATAGTGAAGCTAGATGCATAGCCGCAGCTATACCATATGAAAACTCGAGCGTATAAAAACAAATAGACAACTCAACAAAATCCAAACTAAATTAAGTATCCCAGGAGGATATTTGATATTAATGATAACAAATAAATCAGATGACACAAAATAAATCAAATGATAGCACAAAATAAATCGAATGATAGCAAAATAAATCCAAAAATGAAAAGTTAACATGTAATCTCACACAATAAAAATCGCATAAGATATTCGGTCTATAGTTAATAAATAGCTAAATAATCGGCTTTTATGGATGCTCAATTGGATTGTTACGATGATCAACCGAAAAGAACTGGAACCTTAGATGCTGCATATAGAATAGAGAGTAAAACGAGGCAATTTCCTTTCGTCGTAGCGTCTGATATAGATAATAAGATTAGAGCTAATGGAAATAATGAAGCGGGTGAAACTGTGATTATAAAGAATCTATCATATCAAGATTTGTTAATGGGTACGTTCGATGATTCTAGTAAAAACAATTCTTCAAAACAATCTTCAGTAGAGTCCCAATCAAAAATAAAGAAGGTCTCATATGAAGATTTGTTACTCGGTAACGTTCCCACGATTGATCCTTCTCAGTTAGCCGATAGTGATTCAGATGAAGATAGCAAAGGCAAAGAAGAAGCTGATGCGCCAGCAAAAGAGGAAGCTACTAGAGAATTTTACGTATTCCACGATATAGAACATTTCCTGAAACAAAAAGAATATTATCCTCACACCCATGAAATTATAAGATGCCCCGGCAAGAAAGAAATGTTAGAGAAAGTATTTCAAAAGACATATAATGACGAAGTATCCAGGGGAAGATTGATTTTTGATTTCGATCTAGAACATCCATTAGAAGTTCCAACTGTAAACCATGATTTCGAAAAGCCACTTATTAGCCCTAATATGCAATTATGCGGACAACGATTTGTTCCCAGTAACTTCAAAGTATTGATAGAATTCTTAGTAATGAAAACATTCTCTAAGTATTATTTAAATATCGATGCCAGCAAATTAATCTTTGTCTGGCAAATAACTAGACATCCGAATAAGTTTTCTATGCATCTCATCGTTAAGAATGCGTATTTTTCAGAGTATTGGGTCAAACAAATGAGAGTATTTTATTATTTGATGTCTCACGTAGCATACAAAAATGATATGGGATATCTCATGAAAACTGTAGATTTTCAAATACCAAGAAGAAATGCTACATTCAGAATGATAGGCTCATCTAAAATTAATGGGTTACCTTTAGAATTGGATTCTTGTCATTGCAACGGTACTGATATGTTAACAGTACCAGGTTTTCAATTGACTATATATGATTGCTTAGCTGGAATATATCATTCCGAACATCTCAAATCAGAACAATATATAACGATGGACAATGTAAATTACACGAAAATAGAGAATGAGTTGATCAAAGTAGAAACAGTTATAGGTAGTAATAACAAAACAAATGCCAACAATAGACAATTAAACAAAAGCAGAATAGGTTTAGCTAACAGTAGTAACGGATTAAACACTAGTGGTGGAGGATTGAATAATAGTCAGTTAAATATCGAAGCTGATATGGAAACTATACGTAGATTTCGTAAATTCAAAGAAGTGATAGATAAGAATTTAGGATTGGTTGATGACACGAAAAGTAAAATAAATATAGATAATACTGAAGTGGAGAAAGCAGTTAAGATATTTACTTCTAGAGAGGATATATGTACATCATTTTCTGTCAGAGATCAAGTTGGAGATATTATAAATCTAAACAGAACAAGACGTGGAATATGTCCTGTTTCCGGACAAATGCATGACAGAGAAAATGCATATCTCAAACTTAGAATTGATGGCCATTTAATATTTAATTGTCGCCGAGGATGCAAGCATAGGTCAGAAACTGGATATGAGACATACGGTATTGATCTTGGAATATATAGGACACGTAGAAGAGAAGCCGGCATAATTCCTATTAATCCTGCTAAATTAATCATGTCTCCAAATACTGTGGTGGAATTTAACGAAACTAAATTCGTACCCGCGAAAACTCCAGAACCTCAAGAGTTCAGACCTGGGAAAATGAAAACTAGTGCGAAATTGGCTCCTATAGGATGCAACACCGTTCAAATACCATCGTGGCTATTGTCAAATAGAAAAGAGAAAGTTTTGTTGGTATGCAATTATGACAACTAAAATGTAACTCTCAATGTGGATTGTTATTTATTATAATCATGGTTGGTTATAATACTTTTTCAAGTTGGTATGCGGTTATGACAACTAAAGTCATCGATAAAATAAAGGTGAATGAATATTATTTATTATAACTAATGTTAGTTATAATATTTTTTTATCGTGTCTGACGTTTTTTACTTGGACTTGTCTTCCACGGTCGATGGGTTGCCTTTTGGAATAATAGGTCTTTTGTTTTCACGACGAACGACTTGCCATTGATCACTTTTTGGTTTGCTTGCAGACTGAACCGCGCTTTGAGTTGGCTTATTTGTTATCGAATCTGCTTCTACCGATCTACTTTGACTTTTCTTAGGATATTGTTTCACGGCAGTTTCATCCTCAGGAGTATTTCTCTCGTAACTTCTGGGTTTGGGTTTATATTCTCTGTTGCCATGTTCTCCGTTAGAATTATATGGTTTGCTGTCGCTTCTTTTGTCATCATTATCATATTTCTTGTCGTCGTTGTATTTCTTTTCATTATCATATTTCTTGTCGTTATTTCGTTTGTCACTGGTGTTATCATATTTCTTATTATGATATTTCTTCTTGCCTCCTTCTTTGTTATTTCCAACTCCAGTCATTGTTGATTTCTTAGGCGGAGTCTTTCTCGGATTATTTTTCCTGCTTTTGTCGCCGCTATTTTGTCTCACATAAGTTTTGTCGCTATTGCAGAATCCAGCCCTGACCTCGCAGTCCATAAATAAATTATAATTCAACATATATAAACACTTCTGAGTATCGAACATGTATTTAAAGTGAACTTTAGCCCATCCAAGACATTTGTGATCTGAATCATGGGGAACCTCGATCTTAAGGATTGGACACCATGCAGAAATGACTCTTTTCAGTTCTTCACATACTTCAATTGAACTTTTGTCTTTAGGAAGCTGCCACATATAAAGAGTAAATTCATCTTGGTCTTCCGATGGCATTAGATGGTCAGCCTTGTCAAACCATAAAACTTTATCATCTTCATCTTCCATAGGAATCACCAAATTGATAGTTCCGTCGAAAAGAAATTCACTTGCTTTTGCGCTATTCAAAATCATATAGGCGTGATCTTTTGCTTCGTTACGAGTAATATATAATCCGGTTATTTTAATATCCACGCCTAGTTCAGTAAATGCAGCTATTATTCTTTCTCTCAATATAGGTTCTGGGGTTCTAAAAGTCTTCTTGATAAGAATAGCTGGAGCTCCATAAACGTCTTGCATCTCTGGATTTTCAGCCTCTTCAGAAGTATGTGGGAATATTTCAGTATGGGTCGCTGTTATTTCTGGTTTTACGTTTGGAACATATTGAGGTCTAAAATTAAATAAAGGATCGTCTTCGTCTAGTTGAATAGGCTTAAAAGCTGATTCTCCATCAACTAAACTTTGGTCGATAGGGGAATCAGCACAAATGTCGCCCCATCTACCTGATCCTGCTAGTATCCTTTTTCCCTCTTCGTCTGATGACGTCTTATCGCTACTCGTGTTATTGGCATCCATATTTATTTGGTGTTTGCTTACAGTATCCCGGAACAAATTGTGTTCCGATAATATGTAGAAGCGTTTTGATTTATTCGAGCAGAATAATAAAAAATCAGAATTACTATCAAAATAAAAATCATTCCAAAAATAAATCCACCGACAGCACCTAGAGCCATTTTTGTCTCCGATATCTCCTTTTACTCGGCGTCTTTTTATCTATAAAACAAATTGTTTTATAGTCTTGTTTTTATGCAAGATCTTTTTTAGATATAATAGTTATTCCCTCTTCAGAGACAGCATATTCCTGGACGCTCGTCTTTATCGCTCAATCTCTTTTATTTATTTGAATTTACCCATATATTTTTAGCATGTTATTCCCTCTTCAGAGACAGCGTATTTCTGAACACCCATCTCTTATTGTAGTATTCTTTTATTTATAACATTTCATTTGTCCAGTAAACTACTTTTTAGCATGTTATTCCCTCTTCAGAGACAGCGTATTTCTGAACACCCATCTCTCTGCTAGATCATTTATCCAGTCTTGAGTTGGTTTTGTCAATAATCTATCTAGATCGGTTATTTCCACTATCTGATTTCCAATTTTGAATAGTAAACTCTCAGCAAATTCCTCGTCCAAGAGTGTATTTATTAACTTCTCGTGACCATTAGGAGCTTGATAAAATCCTGATCCCAACAGATAACAAATATCATCGTCTGGGGTATTATGTTTCATTCTGATCAATCTTGTCTGAGTAAAGAACATAGAGAATAGGGAATAAATTGAATATATGGCTCTAGACGTAGGCAGTGGTATTTTGATTATTGCAGATCCAAATGGAGAAAGACTAGCCAAGATACTAACACAAAGTTTATAATAAATCATGACATGTTTGTTCACTAGAGATCTAGCTTTTGTTTGTCGTAATTTTGTCGATTCCGGATCTTTTGATTGATCTGTTAAACTATCATTGTATAATTTGGTGGCGTCTTGAAATCCTAGATAATGTTTTCTCGCAAGAATTCCTATTAATATTTGATATTTCTGGCGGTTTGTGCCACCCGCAGCTAGCCAAGAAATATTATCTTTAGTTAAGAGTCCACTTCCATCTCCACCACAAAGCCATTTCTTTCCAACATAACTATCATATAGCGAATAGACATCTGATAGTTTTGTGTCTGATGATTCTATTTGCGATAATCCTGTTTCATCGGCGTTAGGTGTAGTCAAGACAACCGCGTTTGAATCAACTACAGTGTAAGGATCTGGGACTAACGCGTTCCATTCTAAAAAAATCTGGGGAGATCTAGCTTGAGCGCTCATCATATCTGATGCTGAAACAGTATGGGATATTTGAAATTGTGGATCGATAAGAACATTTATAGCATCTGACACTTCAGAAAAGTCTCCGACAAACAATATGTTTATCCAATAATCTTTCGGTTCATTGAACCAGGGCTTGAAAGTTTCAATAGCCAATCTCATAAGGACATCATATAACGATCTTTCAGGTGGACTATACGAATCAGATTTCAGGTATTCACTCTTCGAGATAAATTCCCATAAATACGAATTATATCCATCTAATTTCTTTTCCGAGATAAGATCTCCCGGATATTTTAATGTCAAGTCTTTAGACATATATAGTCTGATAAATTGTTCTGCAGTCAATGGAACTCTTCCCGATTGTGCCAATTGTAAAATAATAGCCAGCATTCCAGCAGAATCAGTATTATTTATATTTATAACAGGGGTATCTATAGAAATACTACTGTCACTGAATCCTCCAATCATGTTCTAATATGAACTCACTGTATTTTCTACAATAAAATATCACTTTTATTATCGAGATTTTTCGGCCTCAAACCTACTTTTATTATCGAAAAGCATTTTTTATAAAATCCTTTTTTGAATTTTATCCATCAGCAATAATTCTGATTTGAAGTGAGTCTTTACATGAAATACATGATAAAATATCTGTCGTCTGTAATTTTTTTATTTTTACTGTGGTGCTGGTCTTAATCTGGAAATAGTTTATTTTATTTTGATTTATATGATTTCCATATTATGATTTATTTATGTTATATCTCTACTATTACGACTATAATATAATTCCACCTTGAATCGCAGAGTTTTATGCGGAATATATGATAAAACTCTATGATTCAAAATATTTATTTTTTATTGGTATATCATTTAAATACATATGTCTTTTATTTTTATTCCGATTCATATGGCGTGGAATGCTTGATTTATTTATGTTATATATCTACCATGGCCTATAAAAAGCTTATTTTCTAAAATCGTATTTTTGAAATTTCTCGTGTAACCGGAAAAAGCCAGAACCATATTCGGCAAAAATAGATTTAAGAGTTTGATTCCATCAAATTATTTTTGGTGGATTCATCGTTCTGAAACAAAAAAGACACACGAAAAAATCAAAAGAGAAACTCAAAAAGAAAACATCGAATAGATATGGACTCTACAGGAGAAAACTCACAAATGATAGACTCGGAAAGAATACAAAATTTCTTTAAGGAATCAACCAAAGTTCCTTTTGCTGAATTGCCAACTGTATTGATAACAGGTATTGCGTATTTGGCTGATAATACTGGCATAAAAGCCAAAAATTTATTCGACAATGTTCCAATCCATGAAATTGTTGGATACAATCGAGGAAAAAATAAGCAAGTGAAAATTCCATATCCTGGGATTCCTTATGTTGTCCTTGCTGCCGAATGTGGAGGAGAAATTAGAGGAATAATCAAAGATATGAACAAGTTGAAGAAGAAAAAGGGAAACAAGGGAAAATTTCCTAATCAAGCATCTTTGGATATAGCTTTGAAGGATAGAGTTGTTAATGTTTTTATATTCCCAAATTCCATTAAAGTTGCTGGAGCAACAAAGGCCGAACATTTGGTCGAGGCCTTTATTTTCATTAAGGCATTGTTGTGTATGATGCAAAGTCAAGGAGTTCATGTCTTTGATAACAGTCCTATATTGACTAAATTAAACATATTCATGGAGAATGTTGTGTTCGATCTCGGATTTAGCGTCAAGAAGGACGTTTTAATCCGAAAGGCTATTGAACATGGAGCTCAATCTCCGCCAGAGAAAGATGCGGTTAGGATATTGTATCCTATGGGATGCCAGAAATCAAAAGGTGGGGAACGCTACTACTATTTTCGAGTTCTGCATACTGGAAAAGTAGTCTTCAGTGGCAACAACAGAAAAGAAATGGAACCATACTACAATCATTTCATGGACTTTATCCATCGCAATGAATCAGAAATAAGGTTCACGTAATCCGACCACAAATAAAAACTAATAAATATTTATTAGTTTTGAGAGACTTTGGTATCCGCGACATTTCATGAACTTTATCCATCGCGTAATTAATCAGAAATAAGGTTCACGTAATTCAACCACGAATAAAAACTGATAAGATTTCTTTCCTTTTTCCACAACACATCGTAGACTTTATCCATCGCGATGAATCAGAAATAAGGCTGGGCTAATTGCCACAGTAATTTAAAAAACTAATAAATATTTATTAGTTTTCGATCGCGATCTTGCCTCCCATTTAGCCATTTCGGTTTTTTTATTTACCCTTGAGATATCTAATGTACTCAGACAAGACTTTGATAATAACTTGGCCATGACAGACGAATTCTTTTGTATCTATAGTTTTCCCTTTTCTCATTGCTTTTCTCGATTCTGCTATTTTCTCTCTGTGATTTAATATACCATTGCAGCGACATCCTAACAATATAGGTCGATCTTGGTCAACGAGATTTGAAAATAAATTCTCAAATAATGACCATTCTTGACTCAATCTATGTCTGAGGTAATTCTCATATTGAATTATAGCTTCTGGAGAACCTTCAAATGGGTTTGCCCAAAAGCTTGCTTCTAATCCCCAATCTTCTAATTTACTTCCAATATAACACTTACACCCTTGTTCTATAGTCCCGTCGTCCTTCTTCTTAATATATACGATGGCTGGCAATCTATATTTCTTCTTGATTTGAATCACAGGTCTTTCTGGAACAATACTTTGACTCGTATTAGATACAACAGTAAAATTAAACATGATGGGACAGTGATCTGAGCCCATATACTCCTTTAGAATCTTGAATTCTGATTGGGCTAAATCGACTTTATTTAGATTCGCTACTTTCGGGTCAACAGAATTGAGATCAATAACTGCATGATCGATTCGCCAACCTCCATATCTTTTCTTCTTGTCTTTTGTTCTGCCGTTCCAATATGTAAATTCCTGTACGTTCGGATTCTTACATCGAAAAACGTCGATCCATCCGCGACTTTGAATCGTTCTGAAACATTGACGTTCTTCATCTGTAAATCCAGCTATTCCACGACATTTCTTTGGATCATGAATATCAATATCTTCTGGAGCTATGTTCATATCACCCATCACTACCACAGTCTTTCCTGTTGATCTCAATTTCTCCATATATAAAGTCAATTTTACCATCCAATCTATCTTATATTGTAATCGATCACTGCCTGCATTAACAGCATAAATACCAATAATAAAACATTGTGGAAACTCAAGTGTCACTATTCTCCCTTCAGGTTCTTTTGCTATAGCTCCTGCAGCATCTTCTTCGAATCCGTAAGTAACTTTCAAGACTTGAATTGCGATATTTTGCTTGATAGCAAGAGCAGTTCCATGTCTACCTGCAGTTAGAGAATGATTCCAAATCCAAACATAACCGGGCATCAAGGGTTCTACATTAGTCGTAAAATCTTTCTGAAGATTTGCATTACCCTTAATCTCATTCCATATTACAATGTCGGGATTATACCGAGATTGAATATCTCGGACTTCGTCTGCATTGTTCTTGAAAAAAGCGCGTACACCATTAGGATTTGCAGCAATAACTCGTATTGTAAAGCTTCCTATAGGCCTTGGAACATCCATATCAAGAGCGACCTACCTAACTTTTATTTCAGAAAATGAAAAATTAAGAAATCATTTTCAACTTATGTCAAATGTGGCCTGTAAACATACGACCTATATTCACGATTT